TGCGGGTGGGCGAGGAGTTCACCCGAGTTGGCGAGGACGGCAAGATCGAGACGGTCACGTCGTCGGCTCTGTCCCGCCTGGGTAACCCGATCGTCTTCGCGATGCAGGACGAGTCCGGCCTGTACACCGCGGCGAACAAGCTGCGGAAGGCGGCGGAGACGCAGCGCCGTGGCGCGGCCGGCATGGGTGGCCGGTCGATGGAGACGACGAACGGGTGGGATCCGTCCGAGGAGTCGGTGGCACAGACGACGTCGCAGGCGAAAGCGCGGGACATCTTCAAGTACCACCCGCAGGCCCCGAAGGCGCTGTCGTACAACAACAAACGGGACCGCCGGAAGATCCACACGGTGGTGTACGCGGGCAGTACGCACGTCGACCTCGACGCCATCGAGGCGGAGGCCGCCGAGATCATGGAGAAGGACCCCGCGCAGGCTGAGAGGTTCTTCGGCAACCGGTGCGTCGCCGGTTCGGCCAGCTGGCTGGACGGCACGAAGTGGGCGGCGAAGGCCAAGCCCCGCAGGGTGCGCCCGATGACCCGCATCGTCCTCGGCTTCGACGGCTCCGACATGGACGACTGGACGGCGATCCGGGCCGAGACGATGGACGGCTACCAGTTCACCCCGCTGTACGGGTCGAACGACGAGCCGACCATCTGGAACCCCGCCGACTACGGCGGCCAGGTCCCGCGCGCGGAGGTGCGCGCGGCGATGGACCAGCTGATGAACCGCTACGACGTGGTCCGGCTCTACGCGGATCCACCGTATTGGGACACCGAGGTCGATGAGTGGGTGGACCTGTACGGCGAGGAGCGGGTGATCCGCTGGTACACGCGCCGCATGGTGCAGATGCACGCCGCGGCTGAGCGTCTGAAGACGGATGTCCTGAAGCGGAACACGGCCGACGGGCAGCGGGCGGCGGCGTTCACGCACGACGGGTGCGAGCTGGCGCAGTCGCACATCGAGAACGCCCGCCAGGCCGAGCGTCCGTCGGGCCTGTACGTGCTGCGCAAGGCGAGTCCTGTCCAGAAGATCGATATCGCGGTGTCGTCGGTGCTCGCGCATGAGGCGTGGGGCGACGTGATCGCGGCGGGCCTGGCTGAGCAGGAAGTGTCCTACTACTACGGCTCGTGAAGGGGGCGTTCTATGGCCACCCTGGGGGAGGCGCTGCAGCTGGTGTCCCTGCTGGAGTCGGAACTGATTCGCCGGCAGTCGGAGATCGACCAGAACAACGACTACTACCGGGGCAAGCAGCCGCTGAAGTTCGCCTCGGACGACTTCGCCAAGTTCCACGGGGGTCGCTACAAGGACTTCAGCGACAACTGGGTGCAGGTCGTGGCGGACAGCCCGGTCGAGCGGCTGACCGTGACCGGCTTCCAGGCCTCCGGCGAGGAGCGGGCCGACAAGGACCTGTGGGAGGTGTGGCAGGTCAACGGCCTCGACGGCGACTCGCAGTTGGGGTTCCTTGGCGCGGTCAACTCCGCGCGGTCCTTCGTGCTGGTGTGGGGCGACCCGGACGACGAGGACACTCCGGTCGTCACCTTCGAGGACGCCGCGCAGTGCATCGTCGCCTACGTGCCCGGCTCGCGGGTGAAGCGGCGGGCGGGGCTGAAGCGGTGGCAGGACGGCAACTGCGACTACGCCACGCTGTACCTGCCCGATGAGCTGTGGAAGTTCGAGCGTCCGCTGCTGCGGCAGAACAAGTCCCCGCAGATGGCCGACGCCGACGAGGCGATGCGGCTGTGGCTGCCGCCGGGTGCCGAGGGGCGGCGCCAGTCGTGGCAGCCGCGTGACGAGATGCAGCTGCAGGAGCCGAATCCGCAGCCCAACCCGATGGGCATGGTCCCGCTCGTCGAGCTGCCGAACAAGCCGATGCTGGTCGGCGACCCGATCTCGGACATCACCGGTGTCGTCGCGATGCAGGACGCGATCAACCTCATCTGGGCGCAGCTGTTCACCGCCTCCGACTACGCGTCCTTCCCGCAGCGCGTCGTCCTCGGCGCCGAGCGGCCGATGATCCCCAAGCTCAACAGTGCCGGGGAGATCGTCGGCAAGCAGCCCGTGGACCTGGCGAAGTTCGCCGTCGACCGCGTCGCGTGGATCACCGGCAAGGACGCCAAGATCGCCGAGTGGCAGGCCGCGAACCTCGCCGCCTACACACAGATCATCGAGGTCGCGGTTGGGCACCTCGCCGCGCAGACCCGCACCCCGCCGCACTACCTCATCGGCAAGATGGCCAACCTGTCCGGTGACGCGCTGACCGCCGCCGAGACCGGTCTCGTCAAGCGGGTCGACGAGAAGAAGCTGTGGTTCGGCCAGGCCCTGCGCGAGGTCGCCCGGCTCATCTACCTCGCCCGGGGCGAGGACGCGAAGGCCAAGGCGATGCGCGCGGGCGCGGTGCTGTGGGCCGACTCGGAGTCCCGCTCGCACGCCCAGCTCGCCGACGCCCTGGTGAAGCTGCAGACGATCGGCTTCCCCTTCGAGTGGCTGGCCCTGCGCTACGGGCTCACCCCGACCGAGGTCGCGAACGTGGTCGCGATGCGCGAGCGGGAGGCCGAGATGGACCCGATCGCCGCCGCCACCCAGATGCTCGCCCAGCGGCCCGCCCTCGCCGACGAGGAGGGTCTCGTCGAGGACGAGGGAGAGGCCGAGGAGGGGGCGCCGGCATGACGGTCCCGCCCGAGGCCCAGCAGCACCAGGCCGACCGGGCCGCCCAGGCCGCGGTCACGGCGGCCGCCGTGCGGTCGGTGTGGATGGCCACCAACCCTGAGGACCTGGAAGGCTCCTGGCTCACCGGGGCGGCGCTCGCCGCCGAGCTGATCCACGCCGGACAGGTCGCGGCCGCCGCCTCGGCGGAGCCGTGGCTGACCCAGGAGACCGGCCCAGGCGAAGGCACGGTGGACCCCGAGACCGCCGCCACGGCCGCGGGGGACCTGACGCCGGCGCTGCTGTATCCGCTGCTGATCGCCCTCAACCGGCTGCGCCGCGGGTTCTCGGTGACGATGTCCATTCTGTCGGGGGCCGCGTTCCTGGAGATGGTGACCCGCTCCCTGGTCGCGGACGCCGGTCGGATCGCCGACATGGCAGGGATGATCGCCCGCCCGCGCGTGGTGTCCTACGTGCGCGTGGTGCACCTGCCCGCGTGTGCGCGCTGCATCATCCTCGCGGGCAGCGAGTACAGCCTGTCGGACGGGTTCCTGCGCCACCCCCGCTGTGACTGCACGCTCGCGCCGCGCCGTCCCGGCGACACGTGGGAACTGCTCGGTCCCGATGAGCTGTTCGCGCAGATGGACCCGGCGCAGCAGCGGCGCGCGTTCGGCGAGGCGGGGATGCAGGCGATCGCCGAGGGCGCGGACATTGCCCAGGTCGTCAACGCCCGGCGCGGCATGACGACCGTGACCCGCTACCGGCGCGAAGTGCAGGCCACTACGGAGGGCACCACCCGGCGCGGCTTCTACGCGTCGCGGCGGGCGAAGTTCGAGAAGGCCGCCGGTGTCCGTTTCGGCGAGAGCAGCCGGGGCCGCGCCCGGACCAAGGCCGTCCGGCTCATGCCGGAGGAGATCTACCGGCTCGCCGACGGCGACCGCGAGCACGCGATCCGGCTGCTGAAGAAGAACGCCTACATCGTCTGACCGGGCGCAATGCCCGGCAGGTTCACCCGCAATGGGAGACACACCATGCACGCACCCCTGCCCGTACACCCGCTCACCGGCCTCTCGGCCGTCGGCTGGCGCAAGGCCCGCCCCGGCGAGGACGAGGAGCTGTACCCGATCTGGCCCATCCTCGGCGCCGCCCCCGACGAGGACGACGACCAGGACGACAACGGCACCGACGACAACGGCGACGGTGACGACGACGGCCAGGACGACGCCGACGACGGCGGGGCCGGGGACGGCGGGGGCAACGAGGACGAGGACGACGCGGACCCCGAGGGCGCCGACCAGCTCGGCGACAAGGGCAAGCGCGCCCTGGCCTCCATGAAGGGGAAGTGGCGCAGCGAGCGGGACAAGCGCCGCGACCTCGAACGCCAACTGGCCAGCCAGGACAAGGGCGGCGGCGATGACGCCGTGGCCAAGGCGACCGCTGCCGCAACGGCCGCGGCGAATACCCGGATCGTGAAGGCCGAGATCAGGGCGGCCGCCGCGAAGAAGCTCGCAGACCCGCGCGACGCGCTCAGGTTCCTCGACCTCGATCAGTTCGAGGTCGGCGACGACGGCGAGATCGACGCGGACGAGATCGCCGAAGCGATCGAAGACCTGATCAAGTCCAAGCCCTACCTGGCGGCCGCACCGGCCAAGCCCAGGTTCCAGGGCTCCGGCGACGGAGGGGCAGCGCGCAAGGCGGGCCGTCCGAAGCAGCTCACCGAGCGCGACCTGAAGAACATGACCGCCGAGCAGATCGTCAAGGCCCAAGACGAGGGCAAGCTCGACGATCTCCTCAGCGGCTGACCAATAGGAGGGCCCCGTGTCCATCAACAACTTCAAGCCGCAGATCTGGAGCGCCCGGCTCCTGGTCGCGTGGCGCAAGTCCCTCGTCTACGGCGGGCCCATGGTGGTCAACCGGGACTACGAGGGCGACATCGCCGAGTCCGGTGACGTCGTCAAGATCACCTCCATCAGTGACCCGACGATCTCGGACTACGTGCCGAACTCCACGGTCATCACGCCGGAGGAGCTGACCGACGCTCAGCGCAACCTCGTCATCGACCAGTCGAAGTACTGGGCGTTCAAGGTCGACGACGTCGACAAGCGGCAGGCCAAGGGCAACGTCATGCCCGAGGCCATGAGCCGCGCGGCCTACCGGCTGCGCGACGTCGCCGACCAGTACATCGCCGGCCTCTACACCGGCGTCGCGGCGGGCAACAACCTCGGCACCATCTCGGTCGTCGCGGCCACCCCCACGGACGCCTACGACGACGTCCTCGTGCCGCTGAAGGTCACTCTCGACGACGGCGACGTGCCCACTGAGGGCCGCTACTGCGTCGTCCCGCCGTGGTTCACCGGCCGCCTGCTGCGCGACGACCGGTTCATCTCGGCGGACAAGGCCGGCACGACCGACGCCCTGCGCAACGGCTTCGTGGGACGGGCGGCCGGCTTCAACATCGTGCAGTCCAACAACACCCCGAACCCCACCGGCGACGACAACGTCATCCAGGCCGGGGTCAACGCGGCGATCAGCTTCGCGGAGCAGATCAACAAGACCGAGGCCTACCGGCCCGAGTCCAGCTTCAGCGACGCCGTGAAGGGCCTGGCCCTGTACGGGGCGAAGCTCGTGCGCCCCGACGGCATCGCCATCGTCACCGCCTCCCAGACCTGAGCAGGAAGGACACCCGGCCATGCCGCGCACCGCAGTGGCGTACCGCAACCTGGTCGCCAACAGCTCCCTCAACGGGGCCACCGGGCCGACGACCGTGGACGCCACGCTCGTCACCAACGGCGTAGTCATCAACGACGCCGTGCCCGAGTACACCGTCATCCGCACCACCCACCCCGACGGCACCGCGCACGACCTGATCGTGCGCGCCGGCGACAACCCGCCCGCGCTCGCCGCCGGGCAGGGGGACCTCACCGTCGAGGTCGCCGCCACGTCCGGGGTCCGCTACTTCGGGCCCTTCGAGTCGGGCCGGTTCCTCCAGAACGACGGCACGATGCTGATCGACTTCGAGACCGGCTACGCCGGGACGATCGACGTCCTCCGCATCCCGCGGAGCGTGTGATGGCCAACTCCGCATCGTCTGAGGGCTTCACCGAGGAGGAGCTGGCCGCCGCGCTGCAGCTCCTCCGCAGCCGGAGCGCCCAGACCAAGGCGCGGCCGCCGGTTAAGGACAGCGGCACCGTCTTCATCCGCGGGGAGGGCGGCTCCGTCTTCGAGATGACGCCCTCGAAGATGAGCCCCGACCTCAAGCGGCGCCTGCGGCTGGGCTACCTGCGGCAGGTCAACGCCGACGGCTCGCCCCTGCGGGAGGCCGCGCCCGCTCCCGCGCCCGGGAGCGGGGGGCCGCTCGATCAGGAGCCGGTAGCGAGGCCGGCCAAGTCCGCGCCCAAGAAGGACTGGGTGCTGTACGCGGTGACCGCGCTCGGCCTGGACGCCGAGCGGGCCGAGGGCATGACCCGCCAGGAGCTGATCGACCTCCCGCCGGACTTCGCCCAGCACCCTGGCCCCACCCCTGGCGAGGACCCCGTGGTCTCGTCTGCGGGCGCCCGCCCGGCCGAGGACGCCCCGAAGTCGGAGT